CATGTATTTTGTTTTACAACGGTGCCTGTTGAAGCAAAATTAATGCGGAATAAACTTTTATCCGTTAGCGCTGTATTGGGTTATGGGGGTTCAGAAGTTTTTCCAAAACAAATAGAATTAAAATCGAAAGATGATACAGGAAATTTCCTAAATTTACCATATTTTAATGGTGATAACACAACAAGATATGCCTTTATGGAAAATGGAAAAGCTGCTAGTATAGATGGTTTTTTTGGATTGTATGAAAGAAATAAACTTACCCCAGAACAATTAGAAAAATTAAAAGTCGAAAGACCCCCTTCAGAATTTAGTGATGGTCCACCATGTTTAGAATCTTTAACTCAAAATAAATTGGATGATGGAAGGGATAGAGTCTTATATCAATTTATTCAATACGCAAAAAGAAAATGGCCAGAAGAATGGTCTAAAAAAATAAATCAATTTAATTATACTCATTTTATTGAACCCCTAGACGATAAAGTAATTCAAGAAAAAATAAAATTTCATAGTAAAAAAGAATTAGGATTCAAATGTAATGAAGAGCCCATGTGTAATCATTGTGATAAAGCATTATGCAAAGTTAGAAAATTTGGCATAGGAGGAGAATCGGTCTTTCCTATACTCAGTGATTTACAAAAAGTTGAATTAGATGAACCTTACTACTGGGTTAATGTAGATGGTGAAAGAGTTAAACTAGATAATATAGATTATCTAATGGAACAAAGATTCTTTAGAAGGACTGTCGCTAAACAGATCAATAAGAAACCTCCACTAATTACCCGAAAAGAATTTGAAAAATACACGGATACGTTATTAGCCAACATTGAGATTATAAAAGCTCCCATTGGATCGTCCTTAATCGAACAATTAAAGGATCATTTAGAAGAATATTGTATGAATGATTCTTCCGCAACAACGACCAAGGAGGAAATATTTTTAGGAAACGTTTGGACTCACGAGGGAAAACATTATTTTATTTTTAATAAATTTTTTCATGGTTATTTACAAAGAAGAAAATGGTCTGAGAAACATCAAACAACACAAGATTTATTAATTCAACATTGTGGCTGTAAAGATGAAAGAATTTACGTTGGTAAAAAAAGACCAAGTGTAATGATCGTAGATGCCTTTGAAAAACCTGAAAATATATACAAGCCAAAACAACTTAAACCGAAGGATCCATTTTAATGTTTGACCCTGAAAAACACAAAAAAACAAAAGAAAGATTACAAAACCTCTATGATCCACAACCTTTTGATAGACCAGTTGAATTAAATTTTATAGGAAATAAAAAACCTTACATTATAAATGACAAAAAATATCAATTTAAAAAAGATGCTAAACAAGCTTTCAAGGAATTTAGAAAAACTATTCCTATAGATATCTGTTTAAATGAAAAAAACACCATTGTTGTTTTTAATATTATGGATAGATATTATAGACTTCCGAATGAATGGAGAAAATACAGACCATTTATTCAAGGCGTTAAATATACAACAGGTCACAAGTGGGGAGAATTAACTTTTTATTTTTACTTAAATAAATCTTTTCCTGAAGAAGAGTCAATTACATTAACTACTCCTAAAATTTTTAATCCTTCAGTAATGAATAGTTGCTTATGTTTTGCATCCGAAAATGTACACGAAGCAGCCCATAATAATACTTACGTAGCCAAAATGTTTCGATCAGCAGTAGAGGATCAAGTTTTTAATTTTAGAATAAATAGCCATGCTCAATCAGGTGTTCATGAAATACATCACGCGGACATTACTTTTAAAAATATTGTTCTTAGTTTTATGAATAATGTTATGAAAATTAATGATCGGGATGAATTTGAAAATAAAATAAGACCTTTAGGTAAATACATTACTAGTGAAGGACAAATCTTTAATCCCGATATACCAAGAGCTGTTACGATAAGAGATGCTTTTGCAGAATATCATCAGAAATATGCTAAATTAATTGTAACTTTAAAAAAGCCACATAGAGAAGAAACATCGGAAGAAATAAAATTTAATACTGCTTTGAGAAATAAAATAAAGGAAACAGAATGAAAACAATCGTACTAGGCCCACCAGGCACAGGTAAAACTCATACTTTATTAGAGCAGGTGGAAACATATTTAAAAAATACGGATCCAAATAAAATAGGTTATTTTGCATTCACAAAAAAAGCTTCCAATGAAGCCAGAGAAAGAGCAATGAAAAAATTCAATTATTCGGAAGACGATTTACCTTATTTTAGAACTCTTCATTCATTGGCATTTAAACGTCTGGGTTGGGATAAAACAAAGGTCATGCAAAAAAGACATTACGAAGATTTAGGAAAGAAAATTAAAATACCTATCGATTATAATGATTGGGACGAAGAAGAGACAGGATTATTTACAACTAAAAGTGATTATCTAAGGATTATCCATCTTGCAAAATTAAGAAATATTAAACTGGATCAACAATTTGATCTTAAAGAACATAATCAAAAATTAGAATATGATAAATTGGTTATTATAGCTAATGAATTAGAAATATATAAGAAAGAATATGGACTAAAAGATTATAATGATATGATTTTGGAATTTACAAAATCAGAAAACGCGGTTCCTAAATTTGATGTTGTGTTTATTGATGAAGCGCAAGATTTATCTCTTATGCAATGGAACATGACTCGAAGCATTTGGAAAAAAACAAAAGATTCTTTCATTGCAGGGGATGATGACCAGGCCATATTTCGATGGGCAGGAGCCGATGTGGATTCATTCATAACACAAAAGGGAAAAATATTAGAACTTAAAGAATCGGTGCGGGTTCCAAAAGTCATTCATGAATTTGCCAATAAAATCATAAATAGAATAAAAAATAGACTTCCAAAAAATTGGAATCCTAAGGCACATAAAGGACATTTAAGTAGGTATTGGAATTTTGAAGACATCGATATGAATAATAAACATTGGTTAGTATTAACTCGAACAAGATATCAACTGAATGCTTTAGAAGAAATATTAAAAGAAAAAGGATTATATTTTGAAAATAGATTTAAAAAATCATACGAAAAATACATACAAGAAGCCGCACTGAATTGGGAACATTTACGAAAAGGACAACCATTATCGTATAAAGATATCATAAATATTTCTCAGTATATAAGTTCGATGAATTGGAACAAAGACAAACTAAAAGCTTTGTCTAAAGAAGCTTTTTATGGAATAGATCAATTAACAAAAGGCTATGGTCTTAATACTAAAAAGACATGGCATGAGTGTTTTGATAACGCTGGATCAAAAAGAATTACATACATTCGGAAAATGAGGGCTAATGGAGAAAAATTAAATAAAGAAGCTAGAATTAAATTATCAACCATACACAGTGTTAAAGGTGGTGAAGAGGATAATGTGGTTATCTTACCTGATCTTACAACCAATACACAATTAGCTTATGAAAAAAATAAGGATGATGAAAATAGATTATTTTATGTAGGAGCGACACGTGCAAAAGAGCATTTACATATTGTGAGACCAAAAGATGAAAATAAAGCATTTCCGATGGAGGATGTATAATGTACAGAATCGATAGTGATCTTGTTTTATTATCAATGATAACATTTTATTTTAGCATTAAACTTTATTTTTTATTTACATGAGTGCATATAAAAAGCAGATCGGTGGGAAACACTATTTAAGATATAAAATTCAGCCGAGCAAATTTGTTGTGGAGAACAAGTTGCTTTATCCAGAAGGTTGTGTTATTAAATATATTTTACGACATCAAGATAAAGGAGGAAAGCAAGACTTAGAAAAAGCAAAACATTTTATAGATATGATTATTGAAAGAGATTATAAATAATGCAAATACCCCTTTTTAAACCTCAAACAGAATGGATTCCACCCGAAGAATTTCCAGATTTAAAAAATGAATGCGAAATAGCAATTGACTTAGAAACAAAAGATCCAAATTTAAATATAGGAATGGGTTCAGGTTCTGTTGTTAAAACGGGAGACGTAGTCGGAATTTCAGTAGCAACGGAGTTATGGTCGGCTTATTATCCAATCGCTCACGAAGGGGGAGGTAATATGGACCGTAAAAGGGTCCTAAAATGGTTTCAAGACGTTCTTAATACACC